AATTAAGTTGGCGATAGTTCCGATGTTAATGGCCTCCTCATCGATCACCAGTTTAAACTCGGTTACCTCCGCTATCTGGTTAACTGCCTCCTGTAGCTTTCGGAAGTCCTCCTTCGATAGTGGGCCGGTCTCGAGTATGGTTAATACTACACGGTATTTGCTCATGCTTCCCCTGATTGACCTGTGATAATCAACTCCTTCGGCACTTCCTTTTTCAATTCAGTGATGATCTTTTTACGACCCATTGCCTGGACTTTCTCCGCGAAGGTTGGGACTACTTCGGTCTTACCCATTGCTTTTAGGTACGCAACCTTCTCTAAGTCGCTCAGGCCGTTAAGCTCCTCCTTTAAGGCATTGGTCAGCCGTTCGTTGATCATAGCCTCACATGAGTATGGACGAAGAGGGAGTTCGTAAATATCAGGGAGAGCTTTTTAAATACAGGACAGGCGAACGGAAAATACCCCAAGATTTATGAGCAAATACCGTGTAGTCCTAACCATTTTAGAAACCGGCCCTATGTCCAAGGAGGACTTCCGAAAGCTACAGGAGGCCGTTAACCAGATAGCGGAGGTTACCGAGTTCCGGATGATACTCGACAACGAGGCGGTGAACGCTTCAAACGTTGCCACCTTCATGCAGATGATACCGAAGGATAAGTTAGGATTCAAGTTCATAGACCCGGTAACCCCTCGCGATATAACCGGCCACGATTTGCCAGAGGACGAAAAAGCACTATCTTCGCATAACTAAAAAACATTCAGGGAATGCAGGCGAAACCCCTGCTCTGATTCGGAGAGATCGCGTAAAGCCCGGATCAGGTCGTCTAAAATGCAGGACACCTGTAAAACTACATGGCCGAAAAGAAACCTGAAGGCAGACCTACCAAGTACGAAACAAAGTTTAATAGCCAAGTTCGTAAGCTATGCCTATTAGGCGCAACCGATAAGGAAATAGCCGATTTCTTTGAAATTTCAGAATCAACCCTCAACCTTTGGAAGCTCGAACACACAAAGTTTTCGGAGTCCATAAAAAAGGGAAAGACTTTAGCCGATGCAAATGTAGGCCAACGACTCTACGAAAGGGCTTTAGGCTTCGAGCATGACAGCGAGGAGATTAAGGTTGTATCCATGGGTAAAGAAGGTTCAGAGATTGAACGGGTTCCCATACGGAAGATTTACCCACCCGACACCGTTGCTGCAATATTCTGGTTAAAGAATCGTCAGCCGGGCAAGTGGCGCGATAAGCAGGAAATACAACACTCAGGGGAGATAACCACAATCACAGGGATGGTTGTTAAATGATCATTACGTTTGATACCCACGGAAACGAGAAGCAAAAAGCAGCGGCCAACGCTTGGCTTGATCCTGACATAATCGACATACTTTACGGGGGCGGAAAGGGAGGCGGGAAGTCTTATCTCGGTTGTTCGCTGATATTCGGCAATGCCTTGATGTATCCCGGCACGCATTACTTTATCGCCCGTAAGGAATTGAACGACTTGAGGCGCTTTACAATCCCATCCATCTTTGAAGTATTCCATGATTTGGGTCTTAAACCTGAGCTTTACCTTAAATGGCATGGACAAGACAACTTCTACGAACTACCAAACGGGTCAAAGGTATTTCTTCTGACCGCAAAGTACTTACCACAAGATCCAGAATACCAGCGGTTCGGGTCAATGCAAATGACTCAGGGATGGATCGAGGAGGCTGGGGAGTTCTCACCACTCGCAAAAGCTAACCTTCAGGCCAGCATAGGCCGCTGGAAGAACGAAGAGTATGGTATTAAGGGGAAACTCCTGCAAACCTGCAACCCTTCTAAAAACTACCTTTATATCGATTATTACAAGCCATGGGTAGCCGGAAAGTTGGAGCCATGGAAGAAATTCATTCAAGCTCTACCGCAGGATAATAAGCGACTCCCTAAAGATTACGTCCCGAACTTACTGAAGATTCTTTCAAAGAAGGAACGGCAGCGACTGATTCAAGGCAATTGGGAGTATGAGGACGATCCGAGTGCACTAATGGATTACGATTCGATTATCAGTATATTTTCAAATCATCACGTTGCTTTAACTGGTAAGATGTTCATTACCGCAGACGTTGGCCGGTACGGATCAGACCCAAGCAAAATACGGGTTTGGGATGGATGGAGAGTGATACATCGGGAGGTGATGGAAAAGAAGCATACCGGGGAGGTTGCGGCCAAGATAAAGGAATTGCAGCTTAAGCACCGTGTACCAATGACCAACACGGTAATTGACGAGGACGGTATAGGCGGTGGGGTTGTGGATAACTTTCCAAAGAACAGCGTTAAAGGATTCATCGCCAACAGTCGCCCAATCAATCCAAAGCCTGGGGAGAATTACGAGAACCTAAAAGCACAATGCGCTTACACACTTGCAGAAAAGGTAAAAAATAAGGAAGTTTATGAGCCAGAAGATAATCCAGAGGAACGGGAGAAACTTATTGAAGACCTTGAGCAAGTAAAGGAAAAGAACGTAGACAGCCAGAAAAAGCGCGGGGTGATGTCAAAGAAGGAAGTTAAAGCAATACTTCAACGTTCTCCCGATGATGGGGATACGTACATTATGAGGGCTTTATTTGAATTGTCGATTAAGCAAGGACTAAGAATCATTTAACCAAAAACAAATATGTCAAACTACACTAAGTTTCAGGAAATGACCCTCTGGCAGAAGTTCCGGCTGGTCACGGTATCGGTCGGTATGGTGATCGCTTTGATCTTCCTTGCCGGGTTGCTCGTTCGGATTGTCTGGTCTTTGTTCATGTGGGGCTTTAACCTGATAGGATGAACTTCCTTTCGTGGTTTGCTCACACAAACAAAGGCATTAAGGAGGTCAACGTTCCTGTAAGCTGGTCGGGAGTAACCCTCAAGCAATACGCCCGACTTGTGACAGAATGGGATGGAACTGACCTCGTGCAACTATTCAGTATCCTTTCGGGATTAAGTGTAAAAGCCTTAAATGAAACGGTAGACCCTGAGCTTTACGATAGCCTTGAAATATCCACCCGGTTTATTTACGAGCCTGATCCTGTGTTTAAGAAAGCCGAAAAGCCTAAGAAAATAACGGTATCCGGCAGGACTTTGGACGTACCTGCAAATCTTAACGGGTTAACCATAGGTCAAAGCATCATGGTACGGCAAGCCATCGACAGCCTTGTAGTACTTAGCGATGTCGGCTTTCTGCCTTCTTGTGTCTGTTTGGGAAGTGTCTTTCATGGGTTTAAGAGTTTATTTTTTGCGTTCATTTCATTTAAGTAGTTCCGGCATTGCTCTATACGAATGTGGGCGGCTTCAATCAGTGCATCGTCACGTTCTATCTTAAATTCAATCCACCTATCTTCAATAGGTATATCTCCGAACGTCATGTTCTTTTCAATTTGCTCACAACCTGCAACATATTCAGGATCAATGTCTGGATCAATCAATCCGAGCGACCAGCTTAGTTTCCGCTTTGCGTCATCAATATGTTTCTGAGGCGTACCAACTAAGCAATAAACCAGGCCGGCCTCCTTCGCTCCTGTTAAATCCATGTATGCCTGAAGCTGCCATTCATAATCTTTTTTAACAGCGTTATGAAACACATCGTAAAAAGTGAATATGTCCCAAGAGGTTTTAATGTCTTTGATCTTTGTCGCGGTCATGATGCTTTCACCTTCGTATAGGTCGGGCGTACCAATCAGGAAATCATTGCTGATCTTTTCGGTGTTCTTTTTGTAGTAGGTTTTTGTAACACGGCTGTAAAGGGTGATGCTCTCCTCCTCCTGAGCGGTTCCCTTCTCCATGTACTTGTTGGTAAAATCCCGCTTCCTTCCATAGGTTTCATTTATCCAGCATTCAAGCAAATGTTTCTTTGCCGTTTCTCCTATGTTCTTACCTGACCTGTCGTTAGTCATGATCTTACCCAAAGAGGAGGGATGAAATTTATATTCTTTGAAGTCTGCCATTACTTTTTATTTTTCAGTTCCTCCTCCTTTGCGAGATAGATATCAAGCTGTTCGGGTGCTACGTGCTTTTCAACTGCTTTCAATTCCTTTACGGTCTTTGCGTCCTGAATCATCAATATAACCCGCTCCGCTTCTTTGTCGATTACCGGCTCCTCGTTGTCAACGTAGGTTACATCTTGCGTATCAACGTTGTTTACTATCGCCTGATCAGTAATAACCGCCCGTTGCATATCCACCGAAAGAGGGGCGAACTTTGAAAGCAATAGTTTCAATACGGTTTTAATTGCCATCGCGTCAAAATCATCTTTCCAAAGGCCGTAGCCTTTTTTATAGGTTTGGCTGTACTTCCAACCATGCGCTTGAAGCTCCTCCACCGTTGCATACAAAGTCTTTTCAAACCCGTTCAGCAGTTGGAAGTAGGAGGCATACTCGATGATCTTTTCAGAAGTCTTTTTGGTGAAATCAAACTGAAATCCTGTTAGCGGGTTTTGCTCCACCAGTTGCCCCTCAAATACCGGGGTTGCGCTGATAGTCTTAAACTGGCCGGAACGCTGCGCGAGCTGAATAAAGCCCTTGTAGCCCATTTGAAATTGCGCCACCTGTTTATACGTCCCGTCCTTTTGCTTTTGATTGTAGGGCACGATATAAGCGAAGCCGAGGTTATTATTCAACGGTAGGTCAAGCGTGGCCGCTACCGCT